ATCAAAGCCACCTCACCGGGTGCCTGCTTCGAGAATTCACGCTCGAAGGGGGGTTTTACGGCTTTTGTCCGTAACTCGATTTTAGATAAAATCGATCCAAAGGTAGCTCTTAGCTACCTATCCTTCCTGGACCTGGAAGGTGAAGGGATCGCGAAGGCGAGCCTCTTCGTCCGACCCCCCGGCGGGGAGGTCGGTAAGATTGTCGCTCAATCTGGTTCCTCCAAACGGAGGAGGGACGTTCGCCCCTTACTCCCGCCGTCGGGAGGTACTGCCAAGTTGGTAGTTGTACCCGAGTACGGGTATAAGGCAAGGATTGTTCAATCCTTGCCTGCGGCTGACGTCGCAGAAGGTCACCAGATCCGTGACCACTTCATGAGGTATCTCACGAAGTACCCTCCCTTCCGGCAGGGTCTAGGTCCTGACGACGTCATTACCTTCAAGAACGGAAAGTTTCGTTCTACAGATCCGGTTAGGATCTGTTATTCGATGGATCTATCGAATGCGACAGACACGATCAACAGAGACGTGTTGGAATGGGCTTTCCTATTCCTTAAGATACCTCGATCGAGTATCTGGGTTGACAAGATTCTTGTCAAAGAGACCAAGAAGGTCTATAGTACCACTACTGGTACTTGCATGGGCGCCTCATGCTCATGGGTCGTTCTTTCGACCATCCACCTCGCAGTCTGCTACGAGGTCGACCGGTTGGGTCGCTTCGTCATCAGAGGTGATGACCTAGCCGCCTACTGGACAGACGCACAGTTCTCACTGTACGTCAGCCTCATGTCGGGGCTGGGGTTCCGGGTGAACCTCTCCAAATCTTTTGTTTCAAAAGATTCCGCAATCTTTTGTGAAAGATTGTACCACATGTCAAATGTGGATAGTCAGATAGTACTGACTCGGGATAGGTCCATCCTATCCATTCGGCAGTTTTCGCGGCCGCCTACCTCCCTGTGCCCTGACAGGCACGGGGGTAGGACTCTTCAACTGGGAAACCAGTTGGATTCAGTGTCTTTTCTGAATTGCTCTCTCCCTTATAACACTAGGAGAGACATATCGGAGCTCGTCTTCCGATATTCGACCCTTCCTTGGAAGGTTCGGAGAGTGGCTTCCATGCCACTCCAAGCCGGTGGTCTCGGCTTTCACCTCTGTGATAAAGAGGTCTCACTTCATACGCTGAAGTGGCTCGACCGGGCAGTTTCCGGTCTGTCCACACCTCGTCGTGTGGACTTTTCCTTCTTTTCAGAAGGTACTCACCTGGATCTTGTCTCCAGGTTCTCCACCGATAGCCGGTGGGTCTTTGGTCCGATGACTCGGGCCCAGCATAGGCAATGGCTTATGCTCCAACTCGTCAGTAAACGGACGAAGATCGCGGAGTTCATCCTCGATGGGCACAAGTCATTGTGCCGGAAGGCTCGTGGCCTTTCCCCAATTCTGAAAGATTTGGGTAGATTTGAAAAACAAATCTCGAGGCACCAGCTGCGTGTCTTCTCAGTGGACAATTGTCCACTTATATCAGAAGTTTCTGATATTATCGCAAGGGGTTGCGAAGTTCCTCTCATTAAAGGAGAGGAAAGCGG